TCAAAATTTAAAGCATAAAGATTGCTGGTATCGGTGTTGAAACTGGTTATGTCAGTAGTAAAACTACAAACAAAAGGCACAGAAGCAAACGTGATTGTTTCATCATTAGCAACACTGCTTTGCAAATTTGGTGCAAAAGTCAAAGTTCCTGCATTGTTGCCATCAGAATGTAAATCTGCTGTTGCCATATAAACTTTTGAATGACCAGAAAATTTAAAAAAATCACCAGCTCTAATAATGTAACTTTTAGAAGCTGTTAAACCATCAAGACTAGCTGTATTGACACCAACTGCTAAAGCACCATTGACTACTGGACTTTCAGATGTGTCACCTCGCGATACAGAAACAACTGGTGGGGTGAAAGTAAAAGTTTCAAACTGACCTTTTTGAGCAATCGCAAAAGCGTAAATGGGTGCAAACTCACTTCTAGTTAAAGGTGGAAAACTAACTTTGAGTGACCATCTTTGCCCACCACGACTACGCACCTGCCTTTTTAAATTTTGCGTAACCGAAACTAAATTAGGTTCTAAAGATTGTATCTCAACCGAATTTGGTGCTGGACTTATAGGAAATGTACCTGACATTAAGCAAACCCTCTACGACCATGTTTATTAAACTCACCTTGTATGATTGCCGAAATAGTAGGTGCATTTTCAGTAATGGCTTGTAACGTATCTTTAGAATCAAAACTTTGTATGTTGTAAGTAATGTGTACGTTTTGACCCATACCACCACTAGCAGTTGATAATTGATTGTTAGCAACTATTGTGCCAGTTTTATTTGGCACAAATAATTCTGCACCACGTTCACCAACTATATAAGGTTTGTTGCCAGTAACAGTACCACCTTTAGCAGCAAAACCTATATTGCCTAAGAAAGAAGTAAAGCCACCAGTTAACTTATCAATAATTAATTTTTGTATAGCTATTCTTAATAATTCTTTGATAACAAAATTAGCAAAATTTTTGAATTCAAACTTACCAGACATTAAGCCATCAACTAAAGTATCTTCAAATTTTTTCATTGAACTTACTATAGTGTCACCAATCATTGCACCAGTAGTTTTAAAACTATCTTGAAATTCTTTTATTGGAGTTTGTACTTGGGCAATAAATTCTCTGAACCTTTTTTCGGCTTCATTTAAAGTTTCAGGATTTGCAAGATCACTAGCAGCTTCTTTGGTTTTTAATAAAATATCTCTTAAATTTGTCAATTGTCTGACAGCATTAGTTATACCTTCACTTGGTTCAACTGGCATATCAAGAGAGTTGCGAAGTTCTAAAAATTCATTTTTTATTTCAGATAATCTAGTTGTATCTATCTCATCACTAAAAAGACTTTTTGCTAATAAAAACGCTCTCTCAACACCTAAAATAGCTATTTTTAAACCAGTGATTGTATTAAATAAAGGTTTAAAAGTTTCTTGGAAACCCATTCTAAATTGATCTATAGCTAATAAAGTTAGTGCTAAAGATTCAGTAAAAGTGACTACTAATTCTTTTCCGAAGTCTTGTATGTTTTTAGTTGCTAGAGCTTCTTCAAATTTATTAGCTAAATCATCTAAAACTGGTAAAAATGCTGTGGTTATTGAATCTCTTAAAGCTCTAAAAGAAAAACCTATTCTTGATACTCTGTCATTAAATTTTTCTACTTTTTTTATTGAATCCATTTCAATCGCTAGACCAAGCGATTTATTTCTATCAATAAATTTTTGTATTTCTTCAGAACCATTAACTAAAATAGCTGAAAGATTTTGACCAGCTCTACCGAATAATTGAGTTAGTATGCTATTTCTTCTAAAACTAGATTCTAAATTTTGTAAACCATCAGCAGTATCAAGTAAAACATCATCAAATTTTCTAGTGCTGCCATCAGCGTTAAGTATTTCTACATCTAATTCTTTAAAAATATCTTTGTATGTAGCTAAACCACCTTGTGCTTCACCAACTTGTTTTGAGAATTTTTGTATTGCTTTATTTGCTTGTTCAATACTAGAACCAGACTCTAAAGCACCTAATTGAAAAGCTTGTATTAAATCTGTTGTTGCACCAGTTTGGGTGGCTAGTTTTCCTATTACATCAAGGTAATCAAATGATTTTTTTGTAATTAAAGCTAAAGAACCACCAAGTGCAAGAACACCAGCAGTTAAGCCACCAAATACTTTTAAGGTTTTACCGACTGCATTTTTTACTGAATTTAGACCAGATTTTAACTTAGCAAAAACTTTTTTAGTTTTATCGACACCTTCAAAAACTATTTTTAATTTACCTAGATTGCCCATCTTCCATACGTTTATTTAATTCTTCAATATAACCAAGCCAACAAGTGAACTCGTCAACTGTCATGTCTTGCACTTGCAATATTGTTAAGCCGAGTCTGTCTGCAAGTGCAAATTGTGTAAATAAATCAGAATCAGCTTTTACTTTTCCTTTGCTTCTTCTGGTGTCAAGCTACCTAATATTTGCGAAGCTACGTCAGATAAAACACCAACATCGGCTTTATTCATCAAGGACTCTTTATCGCCTACGTTGAATATTTTTTCACCTTCTGCATTTAGTGCTTTAGTAATAATGGCGTAAACCATCACTTCTAAATCTGAACTGTTAGCCATCTTGTAAAGTCTTTTCGACTCTTGCAAAGTCAATGGTTTACAAAAAATTTCTAAGGGTTTATCTTCTGTTCCCCATTCTTTAACCTCGATTTTTCGTATCTCTTGGCTATCAAAATGAGCAACTACGTTATCTATTGCCCTAGTCATTAACTATAAGTGCCAATTGTCAATGCACCACTACCTTGAACTGAAAAAGTCATTTCAACAATGCCATCGTGACTTGCTGTAATACTTTTGTCGGTAATGATCGCAGAACCACTTAACTTATATGCACCACTTGATGTACCTTCTGGTGCAAGATTCAATGTTATTGAAGAACCAACAGTCATAGCAACTTGCCCATTTGTGTCAGTATCATCGAAGTAAACATCAATCGTGCCAGAAAAATCAGTCAAAGTAGCTTCATAAGTTTTTGCTGAATCACCCATTGAAGTAGATTCTGCTGTATCTGCTGTTTGTGACAACGAATACGATCTTACTTCTGCAATTGCATTCGCACCATTTTGTACGACACCATTTTTACCAGTAAAAACTGCCATTTTTAAACCTCTGTTTTAGATTTAGTTTTTGTTACAGATTTCTTTTCAGAAACCCACCCATTTTGTTTTAAATGTTCAACGTCTGAATCAAAAACAACGATAGTTGTTAGTCCATCTGCTGAAAATAAAATATTTTTATCCATATTTAATACCCTTTTTATATAGCTGTATTAGGTGCGTTTTCACGACTTAGATACAAAATGCTATAGTTCATTATCAAAACTGCAAGGGGTTGGTCGCCTTCACCATTAAAATTTATTTCTACCGATTCTAAAAAAGAATCACGACTTAAACCTCCAAAAGTTACATCGCTAGACATAGCAACTTCAACTTCTGCATTTATCGTATCGGCTAGATCGTCAAAAGTTGTGACGTTTTTTGCATACGCTTCAACTGTTAAATTAAGTGTTCTTTGTAGTGTTCTTGGTGAGTTCATTTCTAAAAGTTCATTGCTTTCAGATGTGGTATAAATTATTAGAGCTGGTAGTTTTGCAGTTTCAATTGGAAAAACCCTAGATTGATAAACATTAGTGCCAGTAGTAGATAAGTTGTTTAGTCTAGTGCCAACTGCTTCTCTAATTTGTTGTCTGATATGTGCCATCAGTCAGTGCAAACCAATTGCGTAAAACCTGTGTTGTCTGGCATGACGTTTTGCACAGTATAAGTAGTAGCAGCAATTACTAACGTATCACCTTGATCTATATTTGTGACATCGCTACTACGACAAGTTATCACTGGTTGTGTGCCTTCGACACCAACACCTTCAGCGATTTCAAAGTATTCATTGTTAAAAATGACTTGGATAGTAGAAGCACTACCAGCAATAGTGACGACTGCGTTCACACCATGTGCATTGGTATCTAAAAATGCTAATTGGTCAGCAGCAGATTCTAGTACCATGCCTTTACCTACTCGCTAGTTTTTTTTAATTTTTTACTAGACTTTTTTAAGCCAACACTGCGATTGCTACTTTTCTTTTTCGCATCAGCAGTAGTTAATTCAGCTTTGTTGTAACCAATCAAAGCATTGCCATCTGATTCTGCCAATTCAACAACATCACCAGCTTCTAACTTTTGACCATTAGCTACAGTATTTTTTAAAATTAAGTATTTATTCATTGTTTTCTTTTTTGCTGAAAAAGCAGATGAGTAAATCCCATCTGCCTTTTCGGTTGTTAAGACCATCTATTACGATGCTGCACAGAAACTTACAGCATTTCTGACGTTTACGTCGCAACTCTGTAATGCAACCACTCTGACAGTTCCAGAAGAACTATTAGTGTAAGGGTCAACGACTAAATCAACGCCCGAAAACAGACCTACCAAAAGGTCTTGCATGTTTCCAAAGACGTAGTTGTTAGCAGTCAATTGAGCTGAAACAACAACTGGGTAGCCATTAATTAAGCCATCTGTGTAAACAAATTGTGCTGTATTAGTAGCTTTTTCAGTTGTTTTTAATGTACCAGCATTGCTAGGGTGGACTATGTAAACCAATCCTCCTAATAAAGCATTATCGACAGCTACGCTGGTCTCCATGCTTACCATTTCTCCGAAAGTTGGTGCAGCTGCACTACTTAAAGAAACAGTATTAATACCTGTGGTGTTAGTTATACCAGTAGGGTTACCACTAGA